GATTAAACAGTTCGCATCGTCTGTCTCTCTGTCAGGTGGATACAAAGTTGTTATCCTTGACGAGGCAGACTACCTCAATCCTCAATCTACACAACCAGCTCTGCGTGGGTTCATCGAAGAGTTCTCACAGAACTGTCGGTTCATTCTGACATGTAACTTCAAGAACCGTGTCATCGAACCCCTACACTCACGTTGTGGTGTGTATGAGTTCAACGTGAAGACCAACAAAGACCGTGCGACATTGGGACAACAGTTCTTCTCTCGTTGTCGTGACATCCTTCGTAACGAGGGTATTGAGTATAATGGTAAGACCGTTGCCAATCTGGTGATGAAACACTTCCCCGACTTTCGTAGAGGTCTGAACGAACTGCAACGGGGCAGTATCGGTGGTAGTATCACTACTGATATCATCGTTGAGGACAACAGTAAATATTCAGACCTATATAAACATTTGAAGGAAAAAGACTTCAAGAAGATGCGTCAGTGGGTCGTAAACAATATTGACCTCGAACCCGCATCAATCTTCCGTGGTGTATATGACAGCGTGGAAGGTAATGTGAAACCAGAGAGTGTGCCTCAACTCATTCTCATTCTTGCTGATTATCAATACAAGAATGCGTTTGTTGCAGACCACGAGTTGAATATGGTTGCGTGTCTGACTGAGTGTATGGCAAATGTAGAGTTTATATGATTGAGAGATACTACTTCTTTACCTCTGAACACACACCGAGAGGTAAATATAATGAAGTGCATCCATGCCGTATTGTGAGAACAAGATGGTATGAAAGAGGTTGGTATCTCAACTCGTTCTATCGTATCTCTCGTTTCAAGGGCATCAAGATAGGTCGCATCTCAATGGGTATGGTCAGTGGATACCGAAAATACCGAATACCTTATATCGCATATCACTGGGACGGGGGGTTCACTCTGCCCGTCTCAATACTAAAAATCTTTGACCGTAGAATCAAGATTGACAAAATCACTTGCACCTACGGAGACAGAACACTCAAGACATCTCTGAAGATGGTTTGGAATAAGTGGGTTAGATAATGGAATACAAGACTTGGGAAAAAGTTCTCGCTCGTGCGTTGGATTATCATATTGGTCGCACAGACGATGATGAACCAAAAGTTCCTGTCCTGACAATGCGGCAGGCGAGACGAGGATTATATATAAAGATAGTGCTTCAGTTAGTCAATTGGTTGACTTGCTTCTTCATCATCGCAGGCATATTAAGGCATTGGGGATGACAAAAACTCTTATCATAGCAACTGGTAGATGTGGTTCTTCCGCACTTGCTCGGGCAATCAAAGAAAATTACTTATGTGATGAATGGTATGATGAACCATTCAATCCTGACTTGAATACTACGAATGAGATAACAGGTATTCGTGAACTTAATGAATATCAAGAAAAGACATACAACTTTACTGCTCCGTGGGAAGATGTGCCACCTAATACGGTCTGGAAATGTCTACTTACTCTGAATAACTATCCAAAACAAATCTGGGATGAGAAACCTATTGAGGAGTTCTTTGTAGACTTCGCTAAGAAGTTTGAGAACGTAATCTTGTTATCAAGACGAAATCACGCAGAGAGACTTTACTCTATGCTTCATGGTATTCAACATTCTACATGGCACTTTCAATACTATCCTAAAAAAATAACTGTGATGCCTGGCGATACGTTTATTCAAATCAATGACTTCATGGAACAGAATAGACGACTCGAATACATTTCTGAAAAATTGAATAAGAAGATTTTTTACTATGAAGACTTGTTTACAGACCAAGAGACTTCAGAGAAAACATGGAGTGAGATGATTGGTAAGGTAAACGACTACGAAGCAACGTGGTTGAGATGGTTACAACCAAAACTAAGATATCAGAAAGACCTCTATCAAAAGGGAGACCAACCAAAATGAAATATGTTAAGGTAGGAAAGTTAGACCACATTCCAGAGGAACGGTCTTGGAAATATGATGATTTCGGAAACAGAGTTTGTAAAGAAACAGGAGACTTTGTTGTGTTAGTTGAACCCTACAAAGAACCCTATAGAGAACCCCCGATGACAGTCAGTTTAGTTGGTGATGAATGGAAACCAAAACAAATGGAGTTTGATTTTGGATAAGTGGGACAAAGCACATATGCGGGTCGCGAAGGTTTACTCTAAACTTTCCACCGCAAAAAGACTCCAAGTCGGAGCAGTATTAGTAAGAGATAATCGAATAATTTCTATTGGGTATAATGGTATGCCTTCGGGTTGGACTAACGAATGTGAGACCACCGATGAGTATGGTAATATGCCTGTCACTAAACCAGAGGTGTTACATGCGGAGACAAACGCGATTGCGAAAGTTGCGAAATCAAACGAATCGGCGGAGGGCGCTACACTATACACTACATGCGCCCCCTGTCTCGACTGTTCAAAACTCGTCTACCAGTCTGGGATATCCAGAGTTGTATACGGACACGGATATAGAGACGAAAAAGGATTGACCTTTCTCAAACAGTGTGGTATAATAGTTGAACAGTTGGAGATTTGAATGAACCCCTTTGATTATGTAACTTCGATAAACTACTCTAAGAAAGATGTGATGGAAGATGAGAAGACCTATAATGGTTTTATGGTCAATCGCAGTCTTTCTTATTTTCCTGATACTGTTGTTATCGCAAATGAGATGAATCGGTATCACCACCTAGATAACCGTCTACAATATCAATTTCTTATAAATATGGTTAGGAAACGAAAACGTTTCTCCAAGTGGGTAAAACCTGAACTAGAAAATGACCTTGAGTCGGTGAAAGAGTATTATGGCTATAGCAATGAAAAAGCACGGCAAGTCATGCCTCTCCTATCATCTTCTCAAATGGAAACAATAAAAAAGAAGGTGAATAAAGGTGGAAGAAAATAACTTAGTATCATGGAGTCCTGTGAACATGCTAGAGATTACTCTGGCAGAACCCGATGACTTCCTCAAAGTTCGTGAAACCCTGACACGCATCGGTGTCGCATCACGAAAAGAAAATAAACTATTTCAATCATGTCATATCCTTCATAAACAAGGACGATACTATATCGTTCACTTCAAAGAGTTGTTTATGCTTGATGGTAAGAAAGCCAACCTAGAACAGACAGATGTAGAGAGACGCAACACGATTGCGACTCTGTTATCTGATTGGGGTCTGGTAGAGATTCAGAATAAAGAAGTGGCACAAGACTGTGCGCCTTTGCGTCAAATCAAAATCATTGGTTATAAAGATAAAGACCAGTGGGAGCTGTGTCCAAAGTATAATATCGGAAATAAATGATTAACTTCGAAGCCCATATCGAAGACATTCGTAATAAACGTCACTGGTGGACAAAGATTGATACAGAGGGATATGACTGGAATCAGATTATTCCTCTGATTGACACACATCCTGATAATCTTTACGATTGGAATCGCGACAAACAAAGACTTGGTTTGAATCAGTTTCACAGAAGACCTTCCGCACCAAAGTTCGCGCAAGAAGTCTATGATGACCTTGAGAACTTCTTTCTACCCAAAGCACCCAAGAAGGAAAAGTATGAGAAGGGTGCGCCGCATATTACTAACATCGCATTCTGTGGGTTTGGTCAATACTCTGGGTCATACCCTCGTCATGCTGACAGTATGGATGTTTTTCTTATTCAGGTTATCAACGAGTGTAAGATTACAATTGGGTATAACGAAGAACCTTCGGAGCATGATGAGATTCGTATCATGAAGCCAGGCGATGCGGTATGGATACCACGCAAGACGTGGCACAAACTAGAACCCACAGTATCACGAGTCACCTTCTCATTTGGATTTGAGAGTGACCCCGATTGTGACCCATCTACCTTTATCTAGCGACCTTGACCGCGATATGCTTTGTGGTTGCGTCTTTTATGTTTATTCATTGAACCAAAGATTGGTTTACGACCAATGCTTGTGCCTTTGACCGTTGGTTCAATCCTCGTAACATTTTTTGCCTTAGATGCCATTTTTTTTTCTCTTAGGGGTTGACATTCAAAATCTATACATTATATATAGTATTGAGAACGCCGATAACGGGTTCTCCAAACGTCTTGCTTAACAGGAGATAAAGAGACATGACTAATCTAGAAAAAACCCTATTCCCGAAGTCCGCCTTCATTGGATTTGATAGACTACTGGACGATATGCAGTTCGCAGCGTCACACGCTAAAGACCACTATCCGCCTCACAATGTTATCAAAGAAAGTGAAACTGAATATCTGATTGAACTTGCAATCGCAGGTTTCTCACGAGATGATATCAAAATCGAACAGAAAGAACGGTCACTGAAGATTACAGGCACTTATGCATCTAAAGGTCGAGAAGTTATTCACCGTGGTATTTCCACTCGTAACTTTGAACGTAGATTCCGCCTGTCAGAGTATGTCCAAGTAACTGGAGCATCTTTTCAGGATGGCTTACTTGCTATCACATTGAAGTTAGAAATCCCAGAAGAGAAGCAGCCTCGTCAAATCAACATCGATTAAACGAGGAAACAAAATGACTCAAGATAACTTTCTCTACGCCGTTATCGGTGTGGCGTTTGCTGAACTGGGCATCGTTCTTGCAGCGTTGGTCTAATCAGCTACAAATCACTATTGCGTGGTTATAATCGAGTAGGGGGCGGGTAACTGCCCCCTATATATTTGTATGAAAGCATATATGATTGCCGACCTGAATAATCCAGTGTCGGTCAGATACACAGAGATTGCATTAGAGTCTTGGTCGAAACAAGATATCCTTGACATTGAGGTTACTCAGTGTTATACACCTGATACGATTGCCGACCTTGAACCTCTATACAACTGGCAACCCCTGCTTCACGGAATGCAGAGGGGTAAGATGAGCACCAAGTCTGAGAGAGCAGGAGACATCTCTCATTGGCAACTCATCAAGAAACGAGCAGAGAGTAGAGAACGATTTTATGTTATGGAACACGATTCGTATCTACTAGATGCGGACGAGTTCAAGAGACAATATGACTTCACAATGCGACACGGACTGGCATATTCCAACAGCGGTCTGTTTATGTCTTGTTATACATTATCAAAATCTGCTGCGGTCTATCTAAACGACTTGTTAGTAAACCAAGCATTCCCTCTGAACGGCGGCCCTTTTGGATGTATGGAGAGAATGATAAAAACTTATCTTCAATACAATCGGGATAAATGGAATGAGTTCAATTGGATGATTCATCATCCTCAACCACCCCATGTGAGCGTGGGAAGAAAACCTAGTGAACTCTTTGAGGCATATAACAAACCAGCGGAGTCTTCAAGATTCAAACTCGCCTCGACCCAAGTCGTATCAAAATCGTTTGGTATTACTCAAGAACATGTTATGCGAGAAGAAAAAAAGAAAGAACCTTGGGAAAGACACAACGCATTCAAAATTATTGATTGACAAATGATGTATACTCGTGTATAATGTAAAACATATCATGAGGTGAAATATGGATTTTTATACATCGGTAAACCGATTCGGCAACCAGATATTCTATCGTGGATATTCAGGTGGTCAACCAATCAAGAAAAAATACCCCTTCAAACCTACACTGTTTTCTAACGGTAATACGGGTAGTGGATGGACTTCACTTGAGGGACATTCTGTCGAACCCATTGAGTTTGACTCGATGCGTGATGCGACAGACTTCATCAAGCAATACCAACATGTCCCCACCATGAATGTGTATGGGATGAACAACTTTGTCTCGCAGTTCATCGCACAGAAGTATCCTGATGAAATCAAATACAATCGTGATGACATCATCGTATCTACGATTGATATTGAGGTCGCATCAGATGAGGGATTCCCCGAACCAGACAAAGCAGATTATCCTGTCATCTCTATCTGTATCAAATCTTCTAAGGAAGACTTCTATCGTGTCTGGGGTATGGGTGACTATAAAGCACCTGATGGAGTATACTTCATTCCATGCGAAGATGAGTTAGAACTCATCACTCGTTTCATTGACTACTGGTCACAACACGGTATGCCTGATGTGGTGACGGGTTGGAACTCTAAAGGTTTTGATATCCCGTATCTTGTTAACAGAACAAGAAAGATTATTGGTGAAGAGTCAGTCAAGAAGTTCTCGCCGTGGGGTGTGGTCAATGAAAGAACTGTTCGTGCGAATAAGTTTGGTATGAAGGATACCAACACCTATGAGATTATGGGTGTCGCACAGTTGGACTACTACAACCTCTTTCAGAAGTTTACTTACAACACTTTGGGACAACAAGAGTCCTATCGACTTGACCATATCGCGAATGTGGTTCTGGGTGAACGCAAACTATCCTATGAAGAACACGGTAATCTCCACACACTCTATCGAGAAGACTATCAAAAGTTTATCGACTATAACATCAAGGACGTTGAGTTGGTTGACAAACTGGACGAGAAGCTGGGTCTCCTTGACCTCGCATTTACTCTTGCCTATAAGGGTGGTGTGAACTATGAAGAGGTTCTAGGAACGACCACTATCTGGGATACAATCATCTATCGTATTCTGAACAAACAGAAGATTGCCGTTCCCGCAAAGACTGAGAAACCTAAGAGCGACTATGCGGGTGGTTATGTGAAAGACCCACATGTCGGTTCGCATGAGTGGGTAACATCTTTTGACCTAAACTCTCTGTATCCGAATATCATTGTCCAATACAATATGTCGCCTGAGACTGTTGTGGATGGACTGACACACACTTCGGTAGAACACATGTTGCGTGGTATGACTGAGACAGACCCGAACTACGCACTCGCACCTAGTGGTGTTCGTTTTCGCCGCGACAAAGAAGGTATCATTCCGAGTGTGATTAAACAATATTACTCTGAACGCCGCATTATCAAGAAGGAGATGTTGGACGCACAACAAGAGTATGAACAGACTCCCACCAAGTCCCTATCAAACAAAATCGCTACACTGGACAATCAACAGATGGCGATTAAAATCCTCATGAACAGTTTGTATGGTGCTTTGGGGAATAGATGGTTTCGTTACTTTGACCAAAGGGTCGCGGAGTCCATCACACTGGCGGGTCAGTTGTCAATCAAGTGGGCAGAACGTGCGGTCAACAAGGAGATGAATACTCTTCTCAAGACTGATGATGATGACTATGTGATTGCGATTGACACTGACTCGCTTTACATCAACATGAATGGTCTGGTCAAACAGTTTGACCCCAAAGACCCTGTGAAGTTTCTGGACAAGATTTGTCGCGAACACTTCGAGAAGGTATTGGAGAAATCATACCAAGAACTTGCCGACTACACCAACGCATACACCAATCGTATGGAGATGGGTCGTGAGGTGATTGCTGACCGTGGTATCTGGGTCGCGAAGAAACGATACATTCTCAATGTTCACAACTCTGAGGGTGTTCAATATGCGACACCTAAACTCAAGATGATGGGTATTGAAGCAGTCAAGTCATCGACACCTCAAGTCGTGCGTGACAAGTTCAAGGAAATCTTCCGTGTGATTATCGAGGGGACTGAGGACGATACGCAGAAGTTTATTCGACAGTTCCGCAACACATTTACCAGTCTGCCTGCCGAGGACATCTCGTTCCCTCGTGGTGTATCAGATGTAGACAAGTGGTCTGACCGCAAGACTATCTATAAAAAGTCCACACCTAT